CTGTTCATTAGCGGTGAAGATTTTATCAATCCAGAGACTGGATTTAATGTTATTATTACAAAGAATCCAGGTAATCGTTATAACGTTCGCCTTGATCGCCAACCTTCAGCGATCTCGAATATGGATCTCCTCGGACAGTTACACGATCTAGATGCAATCGTCCAAGATCAGCGCCGTGGATATGAAGAGCAAAAAGCTCTATTTCCACCTGAATTGGTTGCCCGAGTTGAGCAAGCCTTGGGTGGTGGAAAGTCTTTCGAGGGGATGGGATCTATTGCTCCAGAAACTCCTGTTGCAGGAACTGATAGTGGAGATAGTGTTAAAGCCGGGATGGCAAAACTAAAAGGTGCTATTGCTGGTGAATCAGTCAAACTCGGTGAGATTGACTAACTATCTCTACTAGAAATCCGGGAGCTTCGGCTCCCGGATTTTGGAGTTAATATGAGCCAATTACGTGAAAAGTTAGGTGCTCTAGACCTCGACTCTCCTGAATGCCATGCTAACGTTAAAGAATTTATTCCGTCTGGGATTCCTACTTTTGATATCATTACAGGTAGGGGCGGCATTCCTGTAGGGAGAACTATTAGTTTAGTAGGAGAGCCTGGCACCGGGAAAAGTTCTCTCGTCTATTCAATTTTAGCTTCCGTTCAAAGGCGCGAAGGTATTGCTGTGCTTGTGGATAGTGAATATTCATTAGAAGTAGAGCGCGCTAAAATTGTAGGTTTAAACACTGACGAGTTAATTAAATTCGAAGATGTACAACTCGAGCAAACCGTTCCTCTTATAGAGAACGTTATAAAGCTTGTGAGAGCAGAGAATCCGAACAAGCTATTATGTATCGCTCTAGATACATGCTCTGCTTTAGCAAGTGAATCTGATCTTTCAATGGAGCCTGGGAAGTCATCTCAGCCAGGTACTCATGCGAGATACTTCAGCAAGATGTTTAGAAGTATAACTGGATTGATTGCGAAGTCTCGCGTTGCTTTGATTCTCGTACATCAACCACGAACTAAAATTATGACAATGGGTTATGGAAGTCCATTGACGTGGTTAGCTAAGAATCCAACCACGTTCTCGTCGTCTATGATCTTTCAATTAGCTCGATTCCGTTATGTTAAGCAGGGGCAAGACGTAATCGGTATTGAAGTTAAAGCAAAAAATATTCGTAATAAGTTAGCCTCTCCTCTAAAGACTTGTAACTTTATTGTCCGATTTGATTCTGGTGTAGATGGAATTACTCCTATGCTGGACATTTTGGTAATGTCTGGAAAGGCGAAGAAGAAGGGCGGTTGGTATACGTTAGAAGGTGATGTAAAAGTTCAAGCGAATACTTTTCGTGATTACTATCGTGATAATTCGGAACAAGTTGATTTATGGGTCCGTGAAGCTATGGAAACGATTACGGATTCTGGAATGGAAGAAGGAGAACCAGAGGTCGATTAAGATGAATGTTGAAAAGAAAGTTGCTAAAGAGGGAGATCATTGGGTTGTGCGTTCTGAAACAAATAATAAAGTTTTGGGAAAACATAAAACCAAACAAGATGCTCTCCGGCAACTTAGAGCTATCGAGGCAAATAAACATAAACCGAAAGGTAAGTAATGCCTAAAAAGAAATGGGAACAAGACTTGGTCGTTCAATTTAAAGATGGTCAAGTTATTGAAGTAACCATGCACAAAGGCGATCGACTCATCTTGCAGACAGATCATGTTCTTTCCGAACGAATGAAACAGCGTATCTTTAATCATATAAAGAGTTGGTTACACAGTGAAGTACCTGTGCTCATTATAGAGTCGGGAATTAAACTAGCGGTAGTTAGAACTTTGAATTATGTCGAATCGTGATCTTGAGTTACATAGACAAGCATTTGAATTTTATACTCAAGGCTTATCACTTGAAGAAATCGCAGGCAAACTCAGCGTTAGTCCTAATACGTTAAAGTACTGGAAGTCTAATAATTGCAAGTGTACTTGTGGATACCATGCCTGGGTTGATTTTAAAAGGAAAATGCAAATTCATGTACCCCAAGTTGTATCTGATGCTGTTGTGACTGCTCTACAGCCGACTTATACGGCACATCAATTAATTGGTGTGCTCGAGACTATATGTTCTGAAGCACTAGACACTACTAAATTAAGACCACAAACATGGAAAGAATTATTGGAAACATTTAAGTTGATCCTTGAATTACGCCGAGCTTATGGTACTGAAGAAACCGTTGAAAGTTCCTTTGATATTTTTAGAGTTAAGGGAAAGTTGGATGTTCATAAGTTCGTCAATGACTTTATGCAAGTTGCAAAATCTCAAGGATCAACCGAAGCTACAGAAGTTGCAGCGATGATTGAATCTACACTATCTAAAGGGAGTCGCAGTGAAAGTTAATTGGTTACTTGGTATCGCGTTTACTGGTTCTGAGGGTAGTGGTAAAACTACCCTCATTAACGCACTTGCGGACGTTTTGCAAGTTGCAAAAACTACTAATGTCGTTCGCGAAGCAGTAAAAGAAATGGGCCTTGATAAACCCCCTGCTTTTGGAACGAATAAACAATTGACCATGGACTTTCAATCATGGCTATTAAAGAAGAGAATGGTTCGAGAAAAGTTTATTCTCGAACCATTTCTCGCGGATCGTTCTTCTATTGATATGTTCTCCTATACTTTGAGCCATTTAGCTCGTGAAGATGACATGCAACATTTTCTCAATGAGTATTACATCCAATGCATTGATTATGCAAGAACAATGTACGAGTTTCATTTCTTCGTACCTTCAGGACGAATTCCGTTAGTTGCAGATGGTTTACGTAATACTCAACCGAATAATGCGCGTCTTATGCATTTCATAATGCTTGGAATGTTACAAGAACACGCCATCCCGCATCATGTGATTCAATCGGTAACGTTACAGGATCGAATCGATGAAGTGTTACAAGTAATGGGAGAGCATGGCCTCATCAAGTAAGTTTAAATTAAGTAAATTAAATAAAGATGAAATCCAAGTACTTCGCACTGCAGCTGAAGAACGTTTTGATTTCTTCAACGCCGTATTTTTGGATACTATACTTCAACCATTTCATCAGAGATGGTTTGATTTCCAAATGGCAAATCCGAGGACCTTAGTTTTAGGTCCTCGTGGTTCATGGAAATGTGTAGGTGTAAATACCTTAATCCCTACACGAGATGGCTTACAATACTTAAAAGAAGTACTTCCGTATCAAGAAGTAACCCTTCCTTTTTCTACCTCAACTGATTTCGTTCTCGGTTCATGTCTTGGTGAAACCCAAGCTACCCAACTGTTTTCAAATGGCGTTGATAACATGTTGGAGATCGAAACTGAAGACGGCTATATTCTTCCGTGCACTCCTGAACATCAATGGCTTGTATGGGATGGATTCCGTTTAAGGTTTCGCGAAGCTCAGGCTTTAACGCCACACGATCGTTTCGTCTTTCGTTGTAATTGGAGGAGTTTCACTAAAAAGGATTCTAATCCTTTTAATGTCGCTCCCGAGCTCTGGTTCTCGGCATTAAGTTATTTTTACGCAACATATCCCGAATGGCATAATATTTGGAGAGCTTCGCGCACTCGACAGCGGATTGGTATTCCCTTATGGAGACATTTTAAACATAAAGAATGGAAGACACTTCCTCCAGAGTTTGAAAAATATCTACGCGAAAATGGTTTTGATAAAAGCAATCCATTATTACCAAAACCTTTACGAGCTTGTACTTTTTCTGCTGCACGTACAATTGCTAGAACATTTTGGTGGTATAATAGATATATTAAATTTACGGAAGCTCAAGCTATTGAAGTGCAAAAATGGTTCTTAAACTTAGGGTTTCCTTTAACTCGAGTGGGGCCTACATTACTTCAAAAAAGTGCTACACTTCGAAAGTATTTTTGGAAGATGTTGAATGGTGAGACAGATACATGTGACTATACTGAAAATCAAATCGCTGAACTTGCTGGCATGCTTGCGGTAGAAATTCAACGTGATCCATTTGTAATTCCAATTTTGAAGTTTCAATTAGCGAAGGAATGTCAGACTGATTTTAAAAAGTATCCTAAGAAAGCGTTGAGATTCGTCGAGGAGAATCTCAGTATTGTACCTGGAATAAAGAATTTCTCTTTCCTTTTCAAATTTCCGCACTTTCTGCAAGGGATTAAAAATGTTGTTAAGACAGAAGGTCTCACGGTTGATTTATCGACTCGTGAAGGAAATTATCTAGCTAATGGAGCAGTATGCCATAATTCAACTATTTTAGGTCAACATTATGCTATTTGGCATGCACTTCGTAATCCTAACATTAGAATCGGATTGATCTCCAAGTCTTCACTTTTGTCATCCAGTTTTGTTAGTAAAATCAAAAGCATGTTAGAGACTAATGCAAAAATGCAAATGGTCTGGCCTGACTTAATTCAACCATTAAAAGCTCAAAAGTGGAATAATGCGGAAGTATCATTAATTCGTACAATGCCTCTTGCTGAAGCAACTTTTACAGCTCTTGGCGTTGGATCAACTTTGGCTGGTAAACACTTTGATATTTTACTTTTTGATGATATTGTAGACGTGGAATCAAGAGATTCTGCTGCATTGCGTCGAAAGATTTGGGATTGGTTTAGATTTGTTGCCATGCCTACATTAAGTGTATCCCATGAGACTGCCGCTCATGTTATTGGTACCGCATATCATAGAGAAGACTTGTATCATAAGATCTTGTTGATGGAGATGGAACAGGGAGGTTGGAAGTCAATGGTTCAAGCGGCCATCCAAGATGATGGAACTTCGTTCTGGGAAGAAAACTTTCCGTTGGATAAGTTACAGCAAATTGAAGCCATGTATGGCCCTGACGTCTTTAGATTACAATATCAAAATGATATTAACTTTTCTAGTGGGAGTGGGATTATCGAAACTGATGATTTTGAGTTAAGTTATTATGAGCCTCAAGAGGCACTTCCCGAGAATTTAGATATAGTCATGGGAGTAGACCTAGCAGCTCCCGGTACAGATAAGAATAGTCAACATAGTATGTTTGCGATTGCTGTTATTGGTCAAGAGCGCGGCACAAGTAGAACATTTCTATTAGACTTTATACAAAGACGAAATCTTCGTCTTTCGGATCAACGTGATCTAGTCACGAGCATGTACTTACGATATCCGGGGATGCATTCAGTACAGATTGAAGCGTACGCTGTGCAAACATATTTCCATGAATACTTAGCCGAAGGCGAAGTCGTCATCCCAGTTGTTAAAGTCCATACATCGGGTTCAAAAGAGTCTCGCCATGAGTTCTTAGTGCACTTAATTAAGTCACAAAAACTACTGATTCGACGTGAATATCATAACGAGTTTATTAATGAGATGGTGAGTTTTCCAAATACAACTGCCGACTTAATGGATGCCGTATACATTGCGGTAAAGGGATTAGTTCGGGAACCAAGTATTCGCTTCGTAAGTTTATGGTAATTTCTGGACAAAATAACTTTTAGCAGGTCGGCTGGTAAGGAGCGCTTCTATGAAAAATCCGAATGATAAAGATAAAGAATATCCAGCAGCGGTAGATGGGAAAGTCCCCTCAGAATATTTAGGCCAGAAAACCCCTGCAGGAAAGTTTGGACCATCTGTTACGACAGGCGGTTCTCCTGGCACACCTAAGCAACCAGGAGAAGTCAATATTGCTGGCACCCCAGGTACTCCAAGTAAACCGGGAGCAGAAATCAATATTGGCGGTAAATAAAGGTAATAACTTTGGGAGGAATACCAAATGAAAGAAATCCTTAAAGCGGGGAAACCCGGTGGAACAGTTGCCTTTCCTGGTGATAAAGGAACTGCTGGCAAACCTGGCGGAACTGTAACTACACCGGGTAGTAAAGGAACTGCTGGTAAGCCTGGTGGAACTACAACTTGGGAACCCCATCAAGGTGGTAGCGGATCTAAGTAAATGGTTAAAGGAGTTAGGAGCCTGCCGTTACTAACTCCTTTAAACTGGACCCGTTTTTTATAGTTCCGTCAAATTAAAAGCTGAACATTGTTTCAGTATTTCGAATTGTTGTGGGGTTTATGTGTCCTTACTAGCCGATGTTTGCAAGGCATTACAACCAGTCAATAAGAAGATAGTGTTAGCACCTGGTACTTCGCTAACGCCTTCTGATGTGACATCTCGTTCTTTATATTATGAGTATGCCACACCGCCAATTGACTTTAATATGTTACTTAATGTGTACACTCAAAATCCCTGGGTATACGCCGCTGTTTATCTAATCTCTAGTACTGCTGCCTCCGTTCCTTTTTCATTATATACTCGTAAAGCTCGTCATCCGCTACATGATGATCATTGGCTTTGGGATGTTATTAAGCAAGCCAATCCTTGGATGACCTTTACAGACTTATTGGAATATACGTTTTTAAGTTTAGAGTTAATCGGTAATGCATTCTGGGAAATCGTTCGAAATCCGAATGGTTACATTAGAGAAATTTATTTCCTTGATCCGGCTAAGATGAAAATCATTC